GCCTGAAGTAGTCATTATTTTTTAAACCTTTCATAAGCATAAGCAAGAAATCCTGCCATAATACCTGTAGCTAATGCTTCATAAAAAAAGTCACCAAAGTGTGTTGGATGTACAATATAATCACTTATTGATGTAAATAAACCAACTATCCATGCTACTATAAAAGGAGACATATTTTTATTAAACTTTACTAAGAATAAACCTGTTGCTATTCCTGTTATTGCAGCTGTTTTAGAAGCAACAAAAGCATGATTTAAAGATAAAGATAAAAAGTTACCTTGTACCATCATAGTACAACAAGATATAAAAGCTTGTATCCATGCTTCTGAAAATTTATTTAAAAACTTTTTCAACTTACACTCTATATTTTTTAGTTTTTTGTGCTATCTTTTTGGGTCACGTTTAGTAGCTGTACCTTTAGTAGTCATATTCTATTATTTTATTTACGGACGACGTGCTTTTCTTTTTTGTGCAGCAGTAGAAAGATTTAACATTGATAGTTTATTATTCTTTGTTTTCTTTTTCTTCATTATCTTTTTAGCTGGTGCTTTAGTAATCTGTTGTTTAATATTAGAACGACCTATAGCCATTAGCACCTCCACCGCTTACGTGCTTGCCTTAAACGGCTATTAGGGTCTTTAGCTGCTTTAGGAAATTGTTTCATTTGTCCTGCTGATCGTGCACAATATGACTTACGCCTTGCTGCTCTTTTACCTGTAGGTTTCTTTTCAGTTACAGCAGTTTGAAGTTTAGAACCGGGATTTTGCCTACGATATTTAGCTACACCCTTTTTAGTCATTCCAGCACCAGCTTTAGTGGGACGTTTGTCACCACTCTTGATGCTCATGCCTTTCATTCCTTTACCTGTGCTTTTACGTACAGCCATTATGTAACCTTCCTATAACGTCTTACTTTCTTAGCAATCTTCTTTGGTTGTTTAGCTACTTGTTTTCCTTTTTGAGTTGCTTGACGTTTAGCTTTTGTTGTAGCAGCATATTCTTTAGCACTAAGACTTTTAATAGCTTTCTCTGGTAAGTATCTTTCACCAGTAGCCTTTGGACCTTGCGTAGATGGCTTACCTGATTTAGTACGCCACTTCTGCTTAGTCCAAGATTTAAGACTACGTTGTGATTTTTTCAGAGCCACTTTACTTTCCTACAAGAGCCTTAATTTTTTTAATAATACGTTCTACAAAATGTACAACACACATTTTACAATTACATTCCATTTTACTTATAACCTCCGCCTTTGGCTTTATATTGTTTAGCAAGCATTTGTGCTTTACGAGCAGACCATTGACCGGGACTACCACCTTTACCACCAGCCTTAATACTTTCAAAAAGTCTTTTACGCATTGTAGGCTTAGTATAGTTACCAGCTTGATTGACTTTTGACTTAGCCTTTACGGTAGTTTTTCTTGACTTTGTTGTTGGACGTTTTACGACCATTTGCCTTTCTCCTACCAGCTTTTTGAAGTGCAATAGCTATTGCTTGTTTCTGTGGTTTACCAGCTTTTATTTCTCTACGAATGTTTTCACTGATAGTTTTTTGACTTTTACCTTTTTTAAGTGGCATTAATAAAGCCTATTGTGTGAACATTTATAGACCTTCTTTTTGCTTTTAGAAGAAGAAACTTTACCACCCTTTTTCATACGCTTTCCTACATTAGAAGCTTGAGCCTGTCCTACATTAGAAGCTTGTGCAACTTGTTTACTTGGACTATCTTCCTTTTTATTTTTTTGAGATTCTTTATACATAAGACCGGGCAACATACCAACAAGAAAACCACGATCTTCTTTATCCATTCTCCCACCAATAGCAGGAATAGCCCCCATAAAATCTGTAATTTTTAAACCCATTAAATTACCTCATTACCTTTCCGCCACCACGAAGAGCAGCACCACAGCCACGTCCAATTTTACCGCCTTTTTTATAAGATTTAGTTTTCATTGATCCACCAGACTTTTTCTTAATGGCGTATCTTTTTGCTAAACCTTTTTTACCTTCCATACGTTCATCTAATAATTTTATTTGCTCTTTTAAAGAACGAAGCTTTTCAAATTTTTCTTTTGCACTTAATGAAGAAGAATTAAGTTTAGATACTTCTTCTTCAAGTTTAACTTTTTCTTTTTTAGCCGCGTCGTATGCACGTTGTCCTCCAGCCCGACGACCACCTGCTTGTTGAAGTGGGGTAGATTCTGCTTGTGTTCCTTGATATTCTCTTCCAAGAGGAGAAGTATCTGCAGGTTTAGTCACATCTGCTGCTTCTTTACCAACAGCTTTTTCAGCAGCCTTTCTAGAAGCTTTTTTAGATGCTGATTTTTTAGCTGTAGTTTTTACATATTTTTTAGCTATAGTACCTAACATTATCTACGTCCTCCCATAACGCGACCATAGCCACGCATTGCAGCACCACAACCACGAGCCTTACCTGAAACTTTACCACCCTTTTTAAGACCAGTTTTACGTAGCATTTCTACTAGATCATCTTCAACATCTGATTTAGATTCTACATCATATTTACCACGCATAGCTTCTGATGCTTGCTCACGGCTTAGTCTATATTTAGGTTTAGCTGGTCCGGCTGGTCCACCACCGGGTTGTACACCCATTTGAGAAGCCTCTCTACCAATGCGTGATTCTAGTTCTGCACGGGTTTCGCCTGTTTCTTGTTCAACCTTTTTACGAGCCTTACTTGGTTTCATTACTCGTTTCTTACTAGCTGAAGATACACCCGGTCCTACAACAGTGGTCATAGCATCATCTGGACGACCACGCATCATCTCTATAAGATCGTCACGTATTTCTTGACGAGTTTGTTTAGAAACAGGAGTTTTACGAGCCTTAGTACGTTTAGTAGGTGTTTTAACTTCTGGTTGTTCAGATTCTTTCTTTTTAGCTATTGCAGCCTTTTTACGAGATGCTGATCGTTTCATAGAATCTTGTGCACCTTTTACAGCTTTATAACCGTACTTATCAATAGCTGCTTCTTTACCTTTATCAGCAGCAAACTTGACAATTTCTTTCCATACAGCCATTATATTTTCCTCTTTATCTAGCGTTTTTAACCATTGATGCACCAAAATACATTCCAATAATAGCAGAAAGTAGGTGTGTATCCAAGGGTGTTAAAACTAATCCTTTAAGTGATTGCCAAGTAACAGTCTCAGTTCCTTCTGTTATAAATAGAAAACCGGGATTCCACTGTGTGTATCCAACTGTTACTGCTACATCAGGCCAAAATACTGCTACAACTTTAGGCCAAACAATAATTGCAGCTACTGCTGATAGTGCAATAATTCGTCGTGTAATTTGAAAACCTTTATTCTCATAACGTCTTGCTAAATCAGTAGCTTCTGATTGAGCAGCTAAACCATCTATTGCTCTTTTAAAAGCATCTTGTTTAGCTTTTTGACTTTGGCTCCAAATAGTCATTACTCCAGATAATAATCCAGAGCCAAGCATTGTTATAAGTTCTAAAGGTAATCCACCCATTATTTAGTAAAGCCGATTATGTGAGCAATTATACTTACCTACTTTACCGCCTTTAGCCATTTCTTTTGGCTTACGTTTAGGCTTTGGAGTATCTTTCTTTTTAGATTGTTCTTTAGCTGAAAGTTCTTTAGAAACAGAAGTATAATCTTCCATCATTCCTTCAGACATTGAACCGCCGTCTTTCTTTTTCATATAGCCACCACCTTTTTTATAGCCCATTTTATTTCGAACTTTAGTAGGTAGCTTACCTAGAGAATCCATTTTATCTGCAGGAACGTCTTTCATTAATATCTCCTGTTATTAATTAGAATTAGGTACAAGATTATCATCTGCACCTGCAGGACTTGCTGGTGCTTGCATATCATCTCTTCTTGTACGACGTGCTTGATTACGTTGTAGATCAAGAACTTGGTTGTATTGCTGTTGATATAGTCCAGCAGTTTGATAATCTTTTTGAAACATTGAAGCTTCAACCATACAAGCATTAAACAGAAGATCATAACAAAAATCTGTAAAGTAGTTTGTGTTGGTTGCTGAAGTTAGTGTAGTAGGTCTGGAAATATAAACAACCTCTCCTGCATAAGTAGAGGCTGGTGTAGGAGCAACTACTACTGTTGACCCATTACGTTGACCATAATAACGTGGTTCTGCTGTTGAAGCACTTACAGGCCAATAATCGTTAATAAATTCGTCAGTTCTTAAAAGAAGATTAATCTTAGAACTATTACTTACAATATTAAAGTTTTTAACAATGCGTGTACCTGTAGGAAGTGTAACTTTATTATTACCACTTGATACAGCTATTGAAGTATAGGTAACTAAACCATAGTCATCTAGGTCTTTGACAAGTCTTTCTTCTGCTCTATTCACCATATTTGGAATAAAGTTAAGAAATTCGGTACTATCATTTTCAGTAGCAGCGATTAGTTCGTTGACCAGATAAGTATAGTTAGCCATAGAATACAGCCACCGTAGCAGCAGAGGTAGGTGCAGAAACTTTTACTGTTCCATTCACATCCATGCCTAGATCAGTAAGATAAATTTCTGAAGCATCATTTGCAGTTGTTAGAGTAAATTTAATGTTATTACCCTTGATGTTTCCATAAACATCTGTTGAAGTACCTGTAATTAGAAAAGTACCTACACCAGTAGCAAATAGAGAACGAATGCGTGTATCAGAAACTGTTACACTTGATGTAACATCTAGTACTGCTCCACTGCCTACAATGTATCCTTCACGAAGAGTTGTTGACATTTTATGCCTCTCATAAATGAGTATTAATACTTGTTGTATTATAACACTAGATTAAAAAATAAAAAAGGCAAAGGAGTGTAAAAAGAATTTCTTCTTTCTACACCCCCATGCCTTAGTCTAGTTCAACAGATTCTTAGGAGGAACCTGAAGCACCGTAGAAGCCACGCCAATCGGACCAGCCAAAGCTGTACCGTTCACGTGCCTTGAACCGGAGATTGCCAGTGTCAAAATCTGGTTCCATCTTTGTTGCGAGATTTGCACGAACAAACATCTTTGTACCATTAGGAACATCAGTCTTGAGATACCAAGCGTTTGTGTCGGTAAACCGACGATTAACAAAGAAACCACCGGGAACAAGACCCTGATTACGGATTGAGTTGAGCTTGTTCTGGTTAGTTGCGCCATTAGCAGCAGTTGTTGGATTAACACCAATAACTGTTGTCATCTGGCTGTTTAGAATCTGATCTGCTGTAAAAGCAAGATCAGAAGGAACATGAAGC